GATTTATTTGATTTATCTATCGTATCACTTTTAACATATTCATTTTTAGGATTTGATTTATAAATTGTATCTAAAAATTTATCTTCTTTTTCTCTAACTCTATCAACACAAACTATCATATTAAATTTTTTACATTATCAAAATAACAAGATAAATCATTTAGACTATGGTGTGTGGCAGCATATTTTAGAAACCACTTATGTCTATTATCTTTTATTTTAGGATCCTCTATGTCTTTTATATAACCACTATTCATATCATAGAAGAAACAATTTTTAGATTTTATATACAAAGGTTTACCTTCACAAATTGCTGGTGCCGCTGAAGATGATGACCAAGTACATACAGCATAAGCATTCTTAATTACAGGTATAATGTCTGGATAATTATTATTTGCTTTTGATTGAATAGTTATGTCTTGTTTATCTTCTATGTATTTTGATAATACTTTAAAGTCTTGTTCTTGTGTATCTGATATTACTCTATGAAGTCTAACAATGATAGGTCGTTTTGAATATTGTCTTATTTCTTCTATTGTTTCTATAGCATATTCAGCAGCATTTTTCTTTTCTGCTGAATAACCTTCTGTTCCTCTATTACAAGTAATTAATATATAATCACCTTTACCATCATAAGGTTTAACAACAATTTTCTTTGCTTGTTTTATTTTTTCCCAACGACTTATTGCCTGATCCATAAATTGATTTTCAAAATATTTGGCACCTTTGTTAGCGTATATATTACTATAAGGTAATCTTGTCCATCTTTTATTCTGCAAAGTCATCAATTTTATTTTGTCTTTGTCTAGTTCAAAACCATCATATGAAATTAGTATATCTGAATCTAAATAAAATATTTTACCTGTAGGTTCGTATTTGTCTATTATCTGTCTTCTATGACTATTATCACTTTGTTTAACATCACCTTTTACTTGATATGAAAAACACCAAGCATATTCAGCGTCGGTTAATTTTTTATCTGTTACATAAGTTGATTGCCATTCTCTATGTTTTAGTAGACCTCTATAAAATGCTTTCGGCCATAATTCCTTATAAGAACCTAAAGCACAGGTATTAGCATAGACGGCAATAGTTTTCATAATTATAAATTGTATATATCACTACTATTTCTTTTTGTTTTTTTAGTTGTAAAATCTAAAGTAAATCTTCCTTCATATGGTTTAAATAATTCTTTCCACCATTCTTCAGGTTGTACCGTTGCGTGAGCATTCATACCATTAGGTAAAGTCTTACCTGCCTTACTTGTTGCCGCTGTAGCAAATACATACTTACCTGAATAATCAAATATCTCTTTTATTATTCTAGGTAAATCTGCTTGTGGTATATGTTCTAATACATCAATACAAATTACTAAATCAAACTTACGACCTGCCTCTGGTTTCTTTTCATATTTTGGATATGCTGGATCGTATTTGTAAGCGTTCCAGTTTTCAGGATGATGTTGTGCTTTTCCACAACCATAATCTAGTATTGAATTGGTATCAATATTATGTTCTTTAATTACTTCTTCTATTTGTGGCATATATTTTTTTATCATTTGCCCTTTCCAATATTTTGGATTTTGGTGCATTAACTTTGCCTGTTCAATATATATTTCGTATAAATTATCCATTACATATCCGTTCTTGTTGTTTCTTTAAATGTGTCAAACCATTCTTCGGCATAATCACAATTCTTATAATTTTTAAAGTATGGTCCACCTTCGGTATAGTGTACTAATTTGGCATTAGAATTATATTCATATTCTCCTACTAACCAGTTCCATTCTTCGTCTATCTTACCTATTAGTTCTTCATTCTCTAACCATTTGTATTGATGAAGTTCTAATCCTGTAGCACTATTGACATAATCAGGTGTAAGTGCTGTGCATTTTGCATTATTAAATAACATCATACTTGACCAATTCTTTTTAGGGTATGGTGTTTGAGGTTGATTTAAAAATTTAACCGTGCTATTTGGTGTATAATCGTGTTGTACACATTGAACAGCATACTTTGTAGTTCTTTGTCTCCATAATTCGGATATGTCTGCTCTTGCTAACATATCACAATCCATAAAGATTGCGTGTCCTGAATAGTTACAAAGATAAGGTACGAGAAATCTACTAAATGCAAATTCTGTTGATTGTATTTTTAATCTTTCTCTTACAAAAATATCTTTTATATTTTCTAATCTTATAGGTGTAATAGCAATAGGTTGTGTAGAGTGTTTTAGTAAACTATGACTTAATGTACTAAATGCTACTTTCTCATTGTTATCATATCCTATAAAAACTCTTATCACTTCATACCTTCTACTTTAAAAAATAAAGATAATGTTAATCTTTCTTTAAATGTATAATCAAAACAAGGTGCGTGATATATGCCACCACTATATAAGACTAATCTATTAGGTACTGCACTTACATAAATGTCTGGCACTTTTTCCATTTGATTGTGAAAAAATGCTGTTCCACCGTCATATGCTTGGTCAAAATACAACATTCCTGCTATCAAAGGTCTATCTGTATGTTGTTGACCTCTTGCGCCCATTTGACCAGCATTTGGTACTGCATTTACTAGGGTTGTATCTCTATGTACTAAACCATACTTACCAAAATTTTGTGGTGATACTCTTATTTCATCTAATACTATTTTTCTAGCAAGACATTTAAATTCAGTAACTTTTGTTTTTAGTATATCTTCTATTCTACTTTTCATATAAGGATTTTCATCAAAGTAATATGCTTCATAACAAGGAAATGCTTGTAATCTATTACCATAGGAATTTGAAGCAGGTTGATAACCCGCTATGTAGTTTAAAGATTTTATATCTTTTGCTACTTTTTGATACTTTTCTGGTGTAAAGAAATTCCAATGTTGTGATATTCCGTTTTCTAAAATATAATCTATCATTATTTACCTGCCATTTTATTAGGTGGTTGATATTCCCAACGAGGTGGTTTATCTCCACCTACATCAAAATCGTGGTACGATCCTGGTTTATATGTACTTAAATCAGGCATAGGTGCATTTCCCTTTACGCCTTTTTTAATTTCTTCTCGTGTCCAAGATGGTTTTCTACTCTTATCTAAACTACCTACATTAAGAGGATAACCAGGTTCGCATTTTTCTATCTTGCCACCTTTATCTAAAAACTCTTTCATCAATCTATCTCGTTCTTCTTTTGATGTTTTAGGTTTTGCGTTTAGTTCGTAATCGTATGCCATTAATACTTTCTAACAATATGTTTTCTTAACTCTTTTACAAAAAACTCTATCTTATCTATTGCACCAATCAAAGTAGGGTCTGTAATATATTTAGTTTGATCTCTTAAATCGTTATATTCTTTTAAAGATATTCTCACCATAGGTGTTGTATCTCTAGTTGACTCGTTTTCCCAAGTCTTATCTGTTTCGTTTGTATCCATATCAATACCAACAGCAGTATTCGGTGTTTCTACTTTATACTCAGCACCATTTTCATCTGTATAATCATCAGGTAAATCTTCTCCACCCATATATAAATTAGTCATTGTAATCTCCTTTGTTGACTTTTTTATCTATTTCATCAACACCTGCATCCTTTTTTAATTTGCCTTTTAAATGCGCCGTGTATGGTGCGATTTTTGATTCTGGCCACACGTGACCATCTTTTCTTCTACCTGTCAAATCCATTTGAGGTTGACCATTCAAAGTTCTTTTTCTTACTTCATTCCAAACATATGAATCGTGCCATTGTTTTTCATTGAAAAGTAAATCTTGTTCGTATGTGTTTCTTAATTCTTTTACAAATCTTTGTGTATGTTCATTAGTTAGATTATAACCTACAAATCCACATTCAGGATAATGAGGTGGGGCAGGTCTTTCTAGGTAACAAATAGTTTTATCTTCAGGTAATATATCTTTTAATATTATTTCTTCGGTCATTATTTTTTTAAACATAACATCTGCGTCAATCCAAAAAACATAATCATAATTACCTTCTAGCATTAAATGTGTCTTTGCATATACTTTATAACTAAATCTAATTGCGTCTTTAATAAAATCTAAACCATATACTATTTCGCTATTATCAGTACCTTTTATTGTACTGAAAACATTTTTACTATCATTTCTTTTTATGAAATCTTTTAGTGTAGGATTTGTTTCGTGTATATCTCTATGGAAGATATTTCGCATTGGATCAATTTCAGGTATCCATCCTTCGTGGTAAATATAACAATCAAACGGCCAATTATATGTCTTGTAAAATCTATGTGCGTAATACTCGTATAGTTTTCTATTAAGACTTGTTACTATTGCTATTTTCATATCCAACCTTTTGTATAAAATAACTATCTGCAATATCTGATATAGGGTTACCTACTTTATCAGTATCAAATAGTTTCTTCAAATCAATCTTTGTTTCTTTCACAAACGCTTCATACATTTTATCCTTATCAGCGTTGCCTTTACCTGTTGCACCTTTTTTAACGACACTAGGTACAATTATGTCGTATGGTATATTTCTTTCTTGTAATTTATATTTAAGTATGCCACAATTTTCTGCTATCTGAAATAGTGCTTGACCTTTTGAACCATAAGAGTATCCTTCAATGAATACTTTTATATTATGTCCGAGTATATTAAATTTATTGATTGCCCAATTAGATATATTAGAAAATCTTTCTATGGGTGTATTGTATTCTTCGTGTTCTTCGCCAATAATATTATTAGCAATCTTGCCTAGATGTTTCTTTTTCTTTGTCAAATAATAAAACATAATATCTTTTCCATCATTAATACAAACGCAAGGGCTTGTTAAACTATAATCAATTCCAACTATCGTGTTCTGCTTCTTCTGGTATTTCTCCATCGCCATCTAATTCATCCTCTACTTCATATCCACAGAAAGGACAAGTCCAAGGTTCCATATCGGTCTTTTCTTCGTCCCAACTTACGCTATATTTAGTATTACAATTAGAACAATGTTTTTCTGCTTTTTCCATTATAGTTTGAATTTCTTAAATTGATCTTTTTTAACATCTTGTTTAATACCACCTATCACATAACTTTCTATTTCAGTTTCTTGTGGTGCGTTTTGTGTACCTTTACTATTCAACCAATGGTCAACCCAAGGTAAAGGATTTGTTTTCTGTTCGTAGGCAGGTGTTAATTGTATTGCTCTCATTCTTCTATTTGCCATATACTCTACGAATTTATGTAATAATTTTTCTGATAAACCTATCATAGAACCTTGTTGAAACAAATAAGTTGCCCAACGCTTTTCTTCTTGTACTGCCTCATCATACATTTTTAAAACTTGTGGTTCTGTTTCTTTAATAATTTTTAAGAAGTCTTTATCTTTCTCGTAATCTTTCCAGTTATTGATTATTCTTTGCGACATTGCGAGGTGTTGACTTTCATCTCTAGCAATAAATGATATAATTTTAGCAGAACCTTCTAGTTTCTTTAGTTCACCAAATGCAAACGAACAAGCAAATGATACATAAAATCTTAAACCTTCAAGTATGTTTACCGTTACCATTGCAAGATATAATTTTTTCTTTAGTTCATACAAGTCAACTTTCTTATCTGTTGCCCACTTGTAACCCATTTCAATTAAGTCATCATAAGTTTTAGTTACTGACTTACTTCTTTTTTCTATTTTCTCATCTTCAATAATAGTATCAAATACTTCACCTGGTTGTGAGTATAAGTTTTTAATAATGTATGTATAACTTCTACTATGAATTGTTTCCATAAAGTCCCAAGTTATAATAGCACCTTCTAATTCTGGTAGTGAACAGAAAGGTAAAAATGCAAGACAAGGTCCTCTACCTTGTACACTATCTAACATAGTTTGATATTTTAGATTAGATGTAAAGATAAACTTTTGTTCAGGTCTTAATTCTAGGTAATCGTTTCTATCTTTCTGTAAAGATACTTCTTCAGGTCTCCAAAAATAACCTAGTTGTTGTTGAGTTAACTTATCAAAAATAGGATACTTCATTGTATCATATCTTTGTACTGCTAAGTCAGGACCAAAAAACATTGATTGTTTTGTTGCGTCTAAATTTTTATCTTTGTTAAATACACTTTTCATTTAAATTGTACACGAGTCGCAATTCTCTTCCTCTTCTTTTTTTACTTTTTTTGTTTCATCAATCCAACCTATGTTGTGTGATG